GTAGAAGTTAATGTTGTGTTGAGCTTGTGTAACTACATATAATCTATATGAAGCTGCATCTGTGTTTGCTGGTATTGTATAAGAAGTAGTTATTCTTGTCCAACTAGTAGCCAAACTAGAACTTCCAGAAGAAGCTAGTTCTGTACCAGATGAATCTGTAATATTGATTTCTACTGTCCCCGAAGCAGAAGCACCCCTATGTTCACACTGAACTGTAATAGTTTGGGGATTTACACTTCTTGCAATCTTTGGAGATTCCCAATAAAACCCTTCTCCTACTGCAGAGTTAGCCGGGTTTACTAAAAGAGATGCAGCACCTTCAGCTTGTTGCCCTGTGTCTCTTGCGATTGCAGAACCTGTCGCTGTGTATATCGAAACATCTGTGCCTTCGATTCCCGGGTTTGTTACCCAGTTTACTGCTTTCTCCCCACCATTAGCTACTATTGAATATACATCTTCAGCAGTGGTGCTTGCAGCATTTGAGATTGCTACGTATCTATTAATCGGATGTACCGACTGTCTAGTAGAACTATCTATGTCCCACTCTCTGTAATCCGTATGTCTTTCGTTAGCCATTTATAAATTCTCCTATTTATTAATATTTATGATAGCTACAAAGCTACCCATAATAGCGGAAGTATGTACTATTAGTATCCCAATAGCCAGTAAAATACTTTTCATTCCATACATTTTGTTACGCCATTGAGAGATATCATCGACTTTGGTTTCTACCTTTTCTAAATTTTTAGAGAGGTTTTCATTGAGGGCGTTCTGACTTGAAATATAAGAATCTAATCGTTCCATATAAACTGCTAAATTCACTTGTGTGTCCTTATCGGCCACTTATCAGTCCTCACAAATTGTACTAGTTGGTATAAAGTAGCAGGGGGACCGAAGTCCCCCCGCAAGTATTGAACTAAACTTATGAGTTTAGGTCAGCAATTTTTGCTTGTGTCCAAATGTTCTTACATCGCATTTCACCCATAGTGTAGAGTAATCCTCTAACAACTAGTGCGTTTGCTGCAAAGTAATCTCTGTTCTCTACATATTGCGTTGGTTGTGCAATCGCAATTTCTAGATAATCAGTATCCAAAACATATACGTTTGAACCAAGAACAGCATCAGCAGATGATACAGACTTAGCAACGTCAGCGTCTGGGATAATTGGGATACCTTGGTAAGTAGCAAGTACTAGTCCAGTTCTTGTACCCGGGAAAGTTCTTTCAGAACCTACACCAACTTGGTACTCTTCCTGTCCTAAGTATCTTTGGTTTGAGTTAAGCAATCTTTCTAAGTTGAAGTATTGGTCGTGTCCCAAAAGGATTAGTTTTGGTTCTCCACCATTCTCTCTTATTTTTTGGATTGCTGTGTCTAGTAAGTTTAGACTTAGAGCTCTTCCTGTTCCTGAGTTGTAAGAAACAGAAGCACCTGCATTCCAAGCACCTGCTGTTCTACCACCTAGAGTTAGGTCGTAAGCTCTTGACCTAGCTTCACCACCACCAACAGCAGCTCCGTCTTCCATAACAATATCGTCAATAGAAGTCATACCTGCTCTGTTGTAAACGTAAGCTACGTCACCATCAGCGAATGTAGTTCCTGAAGCAACTGTAATTGCACCAGATGAAGTGTTTACAGCAGAAATAACTGAACCAGAAGTTCTGTCATGTCCTGTGGCTGAAACATCATATTGTCCTACTGCGTCACCAATCTTGAAGTTCTTAGCAATTGCTGCTGGAACTGTGAATGAAGTTGCAGAACCTGCTGATGTCAAGTAAGCTGAACCTGCGTTCAACTCTTCGTTAATTTCTTTTATGTGGTCCAATTGAGCATTTTCGTTTTCCAATGCTAGAACATCACCAACACCACCTTCTAGCTGTGCAGTGAATACTGACTTCACTGAAGCACCAAATGTGGTTGAAACAATTCTAGGTAAACTAGATACTGATTCAATGTTGGAGATATCAACAGTTGGGATAGAACCTGTCTCAGTTACTGGTCTTGAACGGCCAGAACCTCTATCAGTTCTTACCCTCCAACCAGCAGTATTTCCCCAGACCACTCTAGGGATAGCGTTGAAAAATCTGGTTTGGTTGTTTAGAGCCTGCCAAACTTTTCTTCCGTATGTTGTGTTGAAAACACCTGTAGCAGAGTCAACAGTGAAGTAAGACTGTTTTTGTAGGTACTCGTTACCGAATACAGACTGATACAATCCTCTTTGAGACTGTGCAAGATATTCACTTAAACTTGGGTTTGCCATGTTTTTAAATCTCCTGTAGTTTGTTTATTATTTATTATCCTAATAGTTCCCTAGGAACACCATCAGTGTTTCCAGTTTCTATTTGGTGTTGCATTCTTCTTAATTCTGAGTAAGAAAGCTCTGCAAGTTGTCCGGCTGTGTCAGCAGTTGCAGCAGATTTTTGGATAGGTGTTGTGTCATCTATACCAAAACTGTTTACTACTTTTGGAGCCTGTAATCCAGTCTCTTCTCTGAATCCCATTTTTCTGAGTCTTGCTTCAGATTCTGTTTGAACTGCCTTAGAAATGTTAGCTTCTGTATCAGCTAATTGTTTCTTTAGAGTTTCTAACTGTTTCTTCATTGCTTTCATATCGTCAGAATCATCGTCGTCATCCATGCCCTTCTCTTCTACAGGTTCGTCGGCTGCTTTGTCATCATCCTCGTCCTTGTACATCCCCTTCTCTTCTTTGTCATCATCATCATGACCTTTTTCCATCTCTTTGTCTTTATCATCACCGTGATATGCGGCTTGAATTGTGTTTTGCTGTTCCTCAATTTTTGCATCTATTCCTGCATCACTTTCGGAGTCGTCAGCACTTTGTGGAGTACCGCCTGTTGGGTCTGCCTTTCTTTCGTCACCAGAAGCATCTGAGCCAGCATAGCTGTCTCCTTCTGAAGCTTTAAGAACTGCTTGTACCTCTGCAGCGATAGACTTCACTAGTTCGGCTTTTGCAAGAGCTTCGGCTTTTTCTATTTCCTCTTCCTCTTTGTCAGCTTCTTCTTTAGCCAATCTTCCGTCCATTTTTTGTAGGACTTCGGCTACAGCTGCTAGAGCGAGATTAGTGCCTTCCATCTGCTTCTCAAGCCTTTCGTTTAAATCTGCCATAGTTTAAAACCTCCTATGAATTAAATTTGTTCTTCTTATCAAACATAAAAGGTTGGTCTTAGCCATCCGACCTTTTAAATTATGGAAAGAAATATAACGTTATATTTAACGCTATTTTATTATACTGAAGAAATCAAAAAATCCTACTCGATTATAATATGTTTATAGTAACTATTCGGAATCTGGCAGACCTTTTGAATCTAATTGAATCATTTCATTACGAAAATCGTATAATGGCACCTGTAAAAGTTTTTTCAATTTGTCACATTGATTACCTTCTGGTAATGACGCTTCTACTAAATCTAATACTTTCCCCACCATTTTTGAATGACGAGCTATAATATACTCTTGTGATGCTGTTACATCTCTAATATCCATTTTTCTCCTCCTATTCTTTTATTTGAATTGCTTTTGGCAACTGTTTTCTAATTTGTTGTGGTAATTTTCTATATACTTTAGCATAAGCATCTTGAACAAAGTTCCGCTCAATTCTTAGTTCTGCCATACGTAATCCAAAGTTATTTTTAGGGCTTGCTGTATACCAACCCCCTCTCCCTTCTACAGGCTTAAATCCAAGCTTGTAGTACTTAGTGTGTGCCATTACTGGGACCCTACCCCTCGTTTTTGTAGTCCGGAAATGTCTCTTAGTGTCTGCTGAATATCCATAAGGCTCCCCAGAGTTGGGGTTGATTCCTCGTGGTCTAAATACAGATTCTCCAGCATATCTTGCTGGTAAAAGTATTGGGTTAAATACTGAATTAAATCGTAAGGTAATATTACTTGAAGTAGTTATTATCTCAACGTTATTAGACAGTCCAGCACTATCCGGAATTAACTTTTGACATTCCTCAATAACCTTATCAGCAATTTCTTGTAAGATACGTTCAGAAAGCTGTTTAAGGTTCTGCGGCTTATCCCGCTTCTTCATCTGTCTTCGTCTAGGCATAGTTTATTATACTATTTTATGCCTCTAAGTCTCTCCACTTTTCAGGAATCTTATCAATAAACTTTCGTTTACTGTCATCATACCTATTCAAATAAATAACATCTCTACCTATATATCCATAACGTGGGTGCCAATAAGTAACTAACTGCTTAGGTTTAGTAGCTGCTTGTAGTCGTTGAAGAGCAAACTCATCAGGACCTTTCATGGTTCCACATATGTGTAACTCTCCTGTACCTATGTCTA